CGAGCGTTCGTCGCCTGGGTCGCGTGGTTCCCGTTGCCCGACAGGTCGCGCGCGTAGCCGATCGGATCGCCGTCGGCCGCGACTGCGGTGGTTCCGTTCGAATTTTGGAACAGCGTCGACGGATCGGTGAAATCGAAGAGAAAGCCCTTCTCTCCGTTCGCGAAGAGGTTGGCGGGGTCAAACCCGCCCTCGCCGCCCGTGAGGTAGGGCAGCCCGAGGCCGAGCCCCAACCTCATCCCGCCGGCTCCACGGTGAGGACGACCATTCCCCGCACGCCATTGCGCTCTGGATCGCTCTTTTCCGCTGCGACCACGTTGAACGGCTCACCTTCGATCGCCCCCGCAGCCACGTCCCGGAACTGCTTGTGATCCGCGAAGAAAGACACCCGCGTCGCGCCCTCGTGCGTGACCACACCAGCCTTGCCAGCATATCCGCCGAACGCGACCTGCACGCGGCGCCCATTGTTGATGGTGAAGTTCATTTCTGTGCCCACGGAATGAGGAAGGTTTGTTGATCGACCTGCGCCGGGACGGTGGTCATGATGATCGTCACCTCGAGAGCGACAGCCACGCCTGCGCCGTCGAAGATCGGGTTTTGCGCTTCGTCCTCGGCGATCGCGGGCCAGAACTTGATCGCGGTATCGTCGTTCTCGAGCGACGGATCGCGACCATCACCGGACATGATCTCCATGCCCAGGGTCACGCCCTCGGGCGAGATCGTCATGGTGTAGCTGTCGATCCCCGCTCCCGCAGGAATAGCGGGCGAGAAGTCGATCATGATCGGCTTGATGTCGCTGGGATCAAGCGTTTTCCCGAGACGCTTCGCTGTTGCTGGTATCGCCATATGCGCCTCTCAAAATGCCTGGATTGTTCGGTCGGACAGCGTGTCACCATCGACGGCGATGCTGCGCTGGAGAAGGGAATCGCCATCGACGATGATCGTCCGGTCGCTCAATTGGTTGGCGTCGACGACGATCGTGTATGTCTCGGGCACGGGCACCACGATCGCGTTCCTGATGCCACGCGCAATGAGGGTGCCCACGCCCGCATAGGTTGCGGTCGCGGTGTATCGCTGACGAGGGATCGCGGCGAATGCGCCGGTGCCCGCGAATGCAGCGGAGCTGGATCGAGACAGGCGGAACGATGCGGACAGTGATCCGGCGCCGCTAAGCGCAGCGGATGTCCGGATACCAGCCTTCGGTGCCCCAACCATCGACCCGGTGCCAGCGAGAGCCGCTGACGAGTATTTCGATAGCCGGGGAATGGCAGAGAAGCTGCCACCACCTACGCCGGCGAACGACCTCGTCGCAGAGACATTGCCGCTTCCCGAGAAGGAGCCTTCCCCACTGAGCGTCGCGCCCGTGACCGCATCAAGGCGAGGGGCGCCACTGAACGAGCCGCTGCCCGAATAATCTGCGGAGCTATACTGATCGCCCGAGTTCGGCGTGTAGGTGATGACGATGAGGCCGCCGCCGCCAGCGCCGCCCTGTCCCGTTAGCTGAAGATTTCCAGCTCCGCCGCCACCACCACCGCCATATTGGCCGCCTGCGGCGCCGTGATATGCGGGAGGAGGATTGCCGGCACCAGCGATGGCGCTTCCTCCACCACCGCCGCCGCCCGAGCCATGCGTGCCCCACTCCGTGCCCGCCCCGCCCGGCTGGGCATTAGTCAGTGGCGATGCGATCGATCCCGCTCCGCCACTTCCGCCGCTTCCGCCGCCCGCAGCCGCACCATTGATTCCGCTCGGGCTTGCGCCGGCACCCCCAGGGCCAGCGGCGCCAGCACCACCCTTGTTGCTCCCGCTGCGGTTGCCGCCATCATAGGCCACATCGCCGACGCAGTCAGATGCGAGCGCCTGCGCCGTGTTAGTCGGCGCCTTGGCCATGACCGTCGCGGCATCGACGAACCAGGTATCTGTGCCGGTCCCGCCGTTCGCGCCGCCGGTTGAGACCACCTGAAATGCAGCCGTCCCGCCAGGCGTGAGGGCGACGTTGGTCTTTCTGGCGTAAGCGCCGCCCCGCCCACCCGCACCGATGTTCACCCCGCGCGTGCCGGCTCCGACGCATTCGACGGTATTTGCCGAATTATTCCAGTCGGTAGGCACGTCGAGTGGCGACGCGTCCGCCGATGTCAGGAACGCGCGCTTGTCACCATTTCCAAGGGTGGTCCAGGTGACCATCGCTCAATATCAGTCGAGCGCCAGATCGATATCGCCGGCCGGATAGGTCAGCGTGTCGCCGTCGTCGAGCTGCTTGGAAGCGGGCATGGCCTTCTGCCAGAGCATATTGCCGCCCGAGACCGCGTCGAAGATCGCATGATGGGTCGCGGTCGCCCAATCGCCGCCAGCCGCCGTAAAGATCACGTCGGACGCGTTCGTGGCACCGTCAGTCCCGAAGTCGATCGCTTGGCGCGCATAGCCGCTGCCGGAAAGCTCGGTGCCGCCGCCACCTTCGCCGGTCGCGGAGGAGAACAGCGCCAGATATGCCGCCGGGGGACGTGTTACGGTCTCGTCGGTCATCAGCCACTTGAGGATCAGCGCCTCGGCATGATTGGTCAGGTCCGCCATCGGATTATCCCTTCATCTCTTTCTGGAAATCGGTGTGGTCGCGCTGAGCGCCGGCCCAGGCTGCGTCATAGGCAGCCTTGAGCGTGTCCTGATCCGCGCCGTCGAACAGGGGCTTCGCCTGGTCGTAGATCGCCTTCACGATCGCGGGGACCGGGCTGACGAGGCTCATGGCCTTCACGACTGCATCGACATCGATCTTCATGACACGCCTCCCGCGAGTTCGGTGATCTGGTCGATAAGCCCGCGGGCATTCGTGACCGCTTCGGCATAGCTCTTGGCGTTCCCGGCTTCGTAGGCCGTCCGAACGGCAGCGACCGCCGCGAACGCCTTGGCGTCGAGATCAGCAGCCTTCGCCTTTGTGGCCGCGCTGAACGGCCGGATCTGGTTCGCCAGACGGGCGGCAGCGACTGCGGCGCGATAGGCGCTGGTGATCGCCAGACCGGCTTGCTCGTCGAGCTTCGTCTGATCAGCGACGACGACTGGCGCCGGCGGAACGGTGGGGATCGATGCGCACGCGCTGAGGGAGAGCGCGAAAGGAAGGATCAGGCGCTTCATGGTACAGTCTCCACGGGAACGGGGCTGCCGGGCGGGTTCTCGACGGTCACGGGCTGAGGGCCGCTGTCCTTGGCCTTCCCGCCCGAGGACGAGCCGAGCCAGAACCCGAAGGCGAGCACGGCGAAGCTTTTCCATGTGCCGATGACGTCGCCCTTCAAGGCCGCGTCGGCTGACATGCCAACGACCCAAACGCTGAAGCCGAGATAGCCGAGCACTGCCGCCAGCGAGGCGGCGACGACGATGCGGAGATGAGGAACGGCGTTCATAGACGCGTCCGCAGCCAGCCGAACAGGAACGCCTCGTTCGCACCCCTTCCCCGTGCCAGTTCGATATAGCGCGCGCCCTGAAGCGCATTCAGCGCCTTGAGCATGACGCTATCGGCTTCGGCGCCACGCGCCTTTCGATAGGCCCGAAACGTCGCGAGCGTGGCGGGACCGATCGAGCCGTCCTCGCGAATGTCCGCATAGAGCTTCGCGCCGTCGTTGAGCGCATTCAAGCATTGCTGGAACCACAGCGCCGGAACGCCAGTCCCCATATTCACGCCGGTATCGAACAGCTCCTCGCCCACCGCCGGGCTGATCTCCGCAACTGCGGCGAAGCCGGGGCGGATCGCATATTCCTGGCGATAAATCGCCTTGGCGGTTTCACGCGGCAGCGTCTTCATCGCGCCGGCATAACCATTACGGCGCGCGACGGCGGCGGTGATGCCCCACATCGTTTCGCCGCCACGATCGGCCGGGTGGTTGGAATAGCCGCCCTCGCGGCCGATGGTGGCCTCGATCATGCTTTCGATGGTCATTGGCCCAGCTTCCCGGTCAGATAAGCCCAGGCGGCAACGCCAAAGCCTGCAAGCCAGCCGATCAGGGGCGACTTCATGAGCCAGCCACCAAAGCCCATTGCACCGTCGCGCCGATGCTTGTCGGTTTCCAGCGAGACCAACCGCGTTTCGATCGCCGAGAGCCGTTCCGGCATCCCTTCGAGCTTCGCGAGTTGCGCGGCCACGGCGTCATTCTTCTGCGCCTGATTGTTCATGTTGTGGATGATCTCGCGCAGTTGACCGCGAACCTCGCCGAGGATCAGGACGGTGTTGGTGTCGGGCGGGGATGCGGCTGCGGTCATTTGCCGAGCCCGTGCGCGATGCAGAAGTGGCGAAATCGATCCAGCATGTCGGGACGCTATCCCCCGCCCTGCTCGGCAATTACCCACGTCACCGGTTCATGCGGTCAGGATTGCATCCAGATCGGAGGGAATCTCATAGAGTTGGGCCAGCGTCGTCACGCCCTCGTCGAACAGCTCGGAATAGACCTCATCCGCCGCCGCACGCACCGCATCGACATGCGCGTCGACGGCCAGCTTGATCGCACGCATGGCGGCATGATCGACCGGCTCCCGGCTGTTATCCTCCATCGTCCATACGGCGGACCAGTGCTCGGGATCGGCCTGCGCCGCGCCCCAGCGCTGTTCGATCGCGGCCAAGCTGGCGGGATCGGTCTGCACCCTGTCCAGGCCGGGCACCATGCAGCCGCTGGAGGTGATAGCCGCACGCTGCGCCTTCACCTCGCCCCAGATGCGCGCGCGCTCGCCTGCCAGGTCCTCCCGCCATTCCTGAGCATCGGTGTCCCAAATGCGCGGCAGGTCCCAATAATCCGCGGGCAATTCGTGCAGCATCTCCGGCGGGTATCCATCGGGGAAGACCCGATCGGCGACACCATCGGGGCGGATGGTGAAATGCGTCGGCCGGCTCATAGCTGCACCCCCGAATTGAGCGCGAAGAGCAGCGGCTGGCCGTAGATGTGCCCGGCGGTCGTCTTGTAGGCGATCACCCGGAACTCATAGTCGGTGTTGTTGGTCAGCCCGGTCGCGCCGAACGCCAGCCGGACGCCCCGCGTGCCCATATTGTCGGTGTCCTCCGGCGGAACCGGGACGGTTGTTCCCGTGCTGTCGGTCCAAGATCCGCCGCCGACGGCTCGATACTGCCCCTTCAAGGTGAAGCCAGCGCTCCCGGCACCATAGGCATCTGCAGTCACGACACAGGCGAAATACCCCGAGATTGTGCCAAGGGTCATCGAATTGATCGTCAGCGGCCCCGCGATCGTCGTCTCAGAAGCATAGCTCGTCGCCGTCAGGTCGAATGAGGTCGGGTTTCCGACCTTGATCGTGGAGTCCCCGCTGGGCTGCGGTGGGGGAGCAAGCTTCACTTCGATCCGGGCGACTTCCGGCATCGCCACAGTGTCGTAGACGCTCTGCACCCGAAGCTGTGCGCCGCCGACCGTGAAGCTGCCGCCTGCGGGCGTGACCGTCGCGAGGCCGGTCGAGCCAAGCGAAACGCCACAGTCGTTGTTCTTCAGGAGCGACCAGGTAGCCGTGCTCGAAACGTCCGCGCCACCGAATGACCGATTGAATTTCAGCTTGACCGCCGCAGGCAGTCCAGCCCCTTTCCAGTCAGCGTTCAGAACCACCGTTCCTGACGGAGGCACGGTGACCGGGGCGATGTTCGGATATGCCGTCCGCGTAATATCCGCCTGCGGCTGGACCCGCTGGAAATACGGCGCCACGCCCTGAGCCTGCGAAGACGTGATCGTGCCGTGATCGTCCCGCCACCAGCCAATCTCCACATAGGCCGCATTTGCTGGCGCCTGGAACGATGCCCCATTCACCTGCGGCCAGTCGTTCGCCAGCGTCATGCCCACCGATGTTCCGACGGTGACGGTCGAGCCTTGCTGAACGCCGTCAATGTCGAAGAACTTGGCATAGACGCCGAACATCAGCGCGCCGGAGCCCGTGCCCACGCCCCCGGTGAAGCCCATCCAGAACTTCTCGTCCTTGAAGCGGACAGGGATCTTCGTCGCGACCGGCGCGAAATACTCGGTCGTCGGCGAGGTCGTGGAAATGACCCGGACATAGTTCGCGTATTTGTAGCCGTTGGTGATGCCGTTGGTCTGGACCGAGAACGGAGCCGCCAGCGCGCCGCCGGAGAAGTTCTTGTCCAGCGTGTTCAGCAGCGGATCGGGCCACTCATTGTCGCCCTGGTTGAGCAACGGCGTGCCGCTCACCGTGGCAAACCCTTCGATGCTGCCGATATAGGCACGCACCTGCACCGTCTGTGTGTTCCCGCGCGCCAGTTCAAACTGATCGGCGGTCATCGTCAGGACATCACCGACGACAGTACCATGGGTGGGCAAGCTGCGGAGATTGTTGGCCCCGTCGCGAACCTCGAAGGTCACCGTGCCCGACAGGTTCTGCTTGATCGCGGTGAAGTCGATGTTCTGCGATGCCGGCCACACCAGGCCCTGCGCGTTATAGGTGATGGCGTCGCGCGATTTCTTGATGATGATGGCGAGCGCGTTCGCACCGTCGCCGACCTCTGAAATCCGCATCGACACGGCAGCGCCGACGGAAGGCGTGACGGTCACCTCCACGCCACCGGTCGTACCGGCCGCCGCAAGGAAGTTCGCGCCGGTCATGGTGACGGCCGTGCCCGTGGTGCCGGACAGATAGGTGCCCGGCGTCTTCACGTTCCCGGCATAGTCTTTCAGCGTCCACGCATAGGTAATGCCGGTCAGGTTCGTCTCAGCAACCGTGAAGACATTGTCCTGCGAGGCCGGATCGAGAGCGCCGGCCGAGTCCGTCCGGAGCGTCCACCTCGAAGGCGCGACCGTGAAATATTGCGGCGGGCGCGGTCCAAGCTTGCGCATGATGGTGTGCGCCGCCTGGGTAAGGCCCGAGCCCAACTCACCGCTGACCATGACGCCCTCGGTCGATCCGCGGGCGCTTGCGAACTGCGTCGGGGACATAGTCGCATTGTCGCCGGCGATCGTCAGGTAGCTGGATGTCGGGGTCTTCTGGTTCCCGGCGTAATCGTAGACGCGCCACGTCACCGTCGCGGCGGAATTGACCTTGTTGAAGGTCATATGGACGTCCTGACCGGACGCCGGGTTCAGGGTGCCATCCCAATCATAGGTGATCTCGTTGCGATCGGCGGTGATAGTGCCGGACGCGGCCTTCTTCTGGCGCGCGAGCGTGAAATCCACCTCCTGCGCGATTGGCCCCGTCCCCGGATCGTAGACCGCCCGAATGCGATAGCGCGCTGTGTCGGCGGTGATCGCGGTGACCCGGTAATAGCCCTTGGCCTGGCCCGAGACCGGTGTGTTGGTCGCGGTGTTCACATCGCCGGTGCAATTCGTCTCCGCGCCCGAAGGTTCGGAGATAGTCGCCGACGCGGTCACATCGGTCCCGCCATATTTGACCACGACCTGGCCCGTCGCGTTCGTGAAGACGCCGTTGTTGCCGTCCGCGTCCGTCAGGATCGAGGCGGTGGGATTGCTCAGCGACACCGACATGGCACTGACACCGGACGCGCCGGCCGCCGCCAACAGGGCGACATTGGCGTTTGGCGGCGGCGAACCGCCCGAAGACGTGTGCGCGGTCGTGACCAGATAGCTGGAGCCATTATAGGTGACGATATCGCCGTCAGCGTAGGCGACGCCCCCTGCCCATGCGCCGCGCGACACATTACGCGTCGCGCCGTCGTCGATGCTGGACAGTTTGGAAGGCGGCGTGGTGACCGAGGACAGGACAAGCCACGGGCTGAACCGGTTGTCTGACTGATAGGCCACCCGCGCTTCGAATGACGTGTCGCCATCCAGCGGAGAGATGACCTGGCGCACCGCCTGCGCCGCATCCACCTTGCCGATGGTGATCCAGTCGGGATCGCCCACCTTGCGATAATCGAGCAGCACCGAATCCGCGCCGGGGAACTCGCAGGCGCCGATGATGATGATGCCCGGGTGCCCGTCGTCCGAATAGACATCCTCCAGCGACCAGAGCAGACCGGAGGGCGTTGGTGGCGCGATATCGGGTGGCGTCGGCTCCCAGGTCGGCGGCGGATCGGATGACGCGCCAAGCGCGAAATCATGCTTGTCCTCGGTCTCGGTCTCCGCGTCGAAGGTGAACTTCATCGTCGCCGGATCGCGCGAGACGCTGCGAATGATGACCGGCTGGGAGACAAGGCCCTCTTCCGGGACATTCAGGGTGATGCAGTCACCAGTCTTGATGCCGAAGAACTTCGGGCCTGTGGTGAACCGGATCGGCCCGGCTTCCCGGCTGTTCACGATCTCATAGGCCGCGAGCTGGCCCGGCTGCTGCTGGCCGGTGCCGTTGCCCTCCATCTGCACCAGCGGGAAATCGATCTCCTTGGTGCGCGGGCTACCGTCGAGCGTGACGTAATCTGGAACCGTGACCGGCGTGCCGCTGACCACCTCCCATTCGTGCATTTCCGATCGGAAGCGGGGAATGACGGTGTTGAAGCGGTCGCGGCGCGACTTGCTCGCCGAATAGGTGAGCGTGTCGAGCAGGTCCCATGCCTCGACGGTGGCAATCGAGACGCGAGGCGTGTTTACGCGGCAGCCGATCATCGCTCCGGTCATCGTCGGCTCAGCGCCGCCGGCCTGAAGCATCCGCTTGAGCGTCGACCACTTGGTATCCGTCGACCATTCGACGCCGCCACAAGCCCAGAGATTCGCGTCGGCAACGTTTGCCGCCTCAACGAAATCCGCAACACGGATGGTGCTCACCGGTGCGCCGATTCCCAGCGTGCGCTTGCCGTTCTGCCAGCGCCCCAGGCACCACGTCAGCGCGTGCAGCGCCGGGTTGTTGCTCCATTCATAGGTCGCCTCGTTCAGCGCGCGATGGCTGCCCGATCCGCCGGGATAGGTGCTGTCCTTCCTCGGATCGTAGACCTTGGCCCATTTGCCGATCCATTCGGGCTCAGGCACGCCCGCGCCGAAGTGGTTCCCCTTCTCATCATAGCGAAGGTCCCACAGCGCGTGAGCGATGCCGGACAGCTTGTGCGCGCTGGTCCAGCCTGGGAAGCCCGCCCCGCCGAACGAAAGCGCCAGTGCGGAAGCGCCGGCGGGCCCCAGCGAGACCTTTTGCGCCATGTAATTGGCGTTGTCGCCGGTGGCTTGGCCCGAGCCGTCGAAGGCGACGGTCATCTTGTCAGCGCGGAACGTCTCGATTTCCTGCATCGGCCCGCCGGCGCCAAGGAGGACACCGAAGGCGAGCACATCCTGCTTGCCCTCACTCTTGAACGCAGTCGCGTCATAGGTCTCGGCGTGGATGCGGACGCCAGACATTCGCGTTCGCCCGATTGGGTAGGGTAGCGCCGATTGCGGGTTGGTCTGGAATTGAAGGGGATTGCCCGTGCCGAAGTCCGGCCTAGGCGGCTTGATCAGATCGATCGCGCTCGCCGCCATGTTCGAATAGGTCGCGATCTTCACACCAACTGCCGTCAGGGCGGGGTTTGCGGTGGCGACACCGACGATGGCGACGGCAGCGCCAACAACGGTCCCGACTGTGCGGATTGCCTTCGCCATCAGATTGCCGCCCACGCAATATCGATCTGGCGCATGGTCATGACCATCGGGCCGTCGTGGTCTTCGTGAAAGGCGAGCATGTTGCCGTTGCCCAGGACGATACCGAGCGCGCCGATCGCATGATCTGAGGGGAACGACACAAGATCGCCGATCATGGCAAAAGCAGGTGATTGCAGCCGCTGGCAGGTGCCGTCCACCGCTTCCACGAGCGTTTTGAACCCAAGCCTGCGAAGGGCTGCGGCGGCGCCAGCGGCGGTCGTATACGACCCAGCCTTAAACAGTCGAACCCTCACGTCGAGCTGCTTCAAGTGGAACGCCGCCATCTTCGCGCAATCGACCGATCCGAACGCGAACGCCTTGCCCGCGAAACGGTCCATCGTTGCCTGGGTGGCCTTCTTTCGGCGCTGAAGCGGATGCATCAGGACGCTCCATCCACAACACCGGCCATGGCTCCGACGAAGCCCGAGGAAGGGCCGATCATCTGTTTTACCGGGAGCTTGGCGCCCCAATAGAGGTTCTTCAGCGTGCCGGTCATGTACTCAAAGCCAAGTTCGCCGGGCCAAATTGATTGGTGCCAACCGTCAGATGCGCGCTCGCCCTCGTTGACCTCGAACAGTCGCTCAAACACCGAAACCACAGTGTAGCTGACGCGGCGCGAGCCCTCTGCGCTCTCGATCGTCGGAACGTCCACTTCGCCATAGAACAGGACCTCCGGCGTCCCGACGACGGCACCTGTGGATGGATCGAAGGCACCGAACAGGATCTGCACCGGGCTCCCCTGCATCTCGGCAGCGGCCAGGGTCGCGGCGGCGCTGGCGTCGGGCGGCAACAGGCCGATCTCAATCTCCGGCGCCTCCTCGCCGATCCTCTCATCCAGAGCGCCGATGGTCTCAATCGCGCCGAAAACGCTATCCTCGCCAACAAATGTTTCGCCGCCGATCGTGATCTGCGCCGCGCCATCCAACAGGCGCAGCGTGTAATCCGGGAACTCGATCTTGATCGCACCGAACAGGAACGGCGCACCGGCAGCGGCGGCAGCCTCAAGAAGCGGATCGCTCATCTGGCCTCCACAACAGTGAACTCGATGGTGGAGGTCAGATCGATTGCCTGCTGCCAGCCAAGCTCGTCGCCGGGCGAGATATTCCCTTCAATCTTCGGCTGAGCGACCTCCACCACATCGTTGACGGAAAGCGGAGTGCGCAACGGCGGCCAGATGGCGAGCGTGGCCACCCCGCCAATACCTGCGGTCGCGGTGCTGGTGGTCATGTATATGTAGCGCCGGCTCGCGTGGATCACGCTGAAGAACTGCCCTTCAGCGAACTCGTAGCCAGGCGTCAGGGTCTTCACCTGAATTGCGGTCCCGCCAGAAACTGCGGTCTGGATTGCTGGACTTCCCGGATCGGCATCCGAATAGACTGTCTGCGGCCAGTCGATCACCACGCCCTGGGAGCGGCCGCGAAGCAGCTTTGCGATATATGCCCGCGCCTCCTCGCCATCGAGATCGGGCATGATGAAGCGCACGCCGAACCGCATGCCGAGCCGGTTGATCCGTTGGACCGGGCCGCCAAGGAAAGGCGTCAGATATCCGCCCGCATCGACAAGGAAAGGCCGTGCTTCATTGGGCAACGGGCATGAAGGGAGAGCGACGGCCGCCATGCGCTCACGCTATGGCGCGGGCCGCGTTTCCTTTACCGCCGTCACCTAGGGATTTGACGGTTCGCGCGCCTCGCAACCCGGCGTTCACCCTCCATCCCGCCTGCCATCGCCGCTGCTGTTCCAGCCTGTGCGATGGTGCTGTTGACCTGGGCCAGCAATTGGGGCGTGGTGATGCCTCCGCGGGCATCCAGCGTGAAATTCTGGATGATCGTGGTCGATCGCCCTTGCGCCGCAATCTGGTGGTTGGGAATTACGACGCCGGCCTGACTGCCCATGCGGAGCAATTCCGGACCATTTTCGCCAACGAGATACGTTCTGCCAGCAGAAACGGGCCCACCGAATGCACGCGCGCCATCGGAGCCCGAGCTACTCGACGAGGCGGTCTTTTTCCCGAGCCCCAGCAGTCCAAAGAGCGCATCAATGACGTATTTCTTCATCGCGAGCTTCAACAGCTCCTGTACGACCGAGCCGATGGCGCCCTTCAGGCCGAGGGCTTTTGTCGCGGCGCGTGCGAAGCCGTCCTCGACGTCGCGCAGGCCACCGACCGCGATGTTCTCTAGAGCGTCGTTGATTTTGTCGGCTGAATCCGGGATCGAGCGGAGGTATTCATCCAGTGGACCTTCATATTGGCGCTCGATCGACGCCTTGTCGTCATCCTTGAGCCGATCAAGGCGCTCCAGACGAATGCGCGCCTCCTCCCTCTTGGCGTCATCGATCGTCTTGTCTGCCGCCTGTGCCTGGAGGGCACGCCGCTCAGTTTCATAAGCATTGTCGAGCAGCTTCAGTTCGATCGCCTTGCGCTCCTTCCGCCCGTCAGCAAGGTCGAGTGAGGCCCTAAGGATATCGCGCTCGACACCCGCCTGGGCGTCCGCGACGATACGCTTTTCCTCGTCCGTCTGCTTGTCGAACTCGCGTGCAGCCGCCTGATAGAGGGGGCTGTCAGAACGCACGTCACCATTATCGTCGTAGCCAAAGAGCCTATTGGTCGCCTTCAGGAGATCCGCCCGCTGCTGCGGACTGAAATCTTTGGCGGCCTTGATCTCCGCGACCCGCTGCTTGTACTCCTCGCCCAACAGGGCATCTGCGATGCGCTGGCGCTCTTCCGCACTGGTCGCGATCGCCTGCTCCGCCTGAAGCCGCTCTGTGCCGATGCGTGACAGCTCGCTCTTGAAGCGCTCCTCGATCTCCTCTGCGGAAGGACCTTTGGGCTTCTTCTTGTCCGACTTATCAGTTTTCGAGCCGTTGCCGTTGGCACCGCCCAACCCCTTGAGGCCGTCGGTTACATCCTTCGCGGCTGCCAACGTGGCCTCGGTGGTGTCGCGGAGATGCTGGTCAGCAGCTACCAGCTCCTCATGCGCAAGCCGCCTGATGCCGGGCGCCAGGACCAGACCGTCCGCCCTACGAGCGTTGCTGCGTGCCGTGATGAATCGCGATCGCGCATCGTTCAGGTTCGCGCGCGCCGCTTGGAGTGTAGCCCATTGGGCTGTCAGGCCCATTTTCCGCAGGGCTGCGGTCAGCTTGTTCGTTTCATCCTGGAGGTTCTTCGAACGCTCCGCGCCCTTGTCCTGAGACTTGGCCAGCGCCTCCTGCGCCTCGCGGGCCCGCCGTGCCTCATCATACAGTCGCGAAAAGCCGCCGCTGACATCGCCCGCCGCTTCGCTCAACTCATCCATCTTGTCCTTGGTTCGGTTGGCCTCCGCTTTCATGACGGCCAGTGCGGTAACAAACGCCGTGATCGCCAATCCGATTGGGCCGCCGAAGGCAAACCGGATAGCCACGCCCAACTTTGTCACGGCCCCCGCCGCCGAAAGGGCACTGGTGACGACGCCGATACCAAGGCCAGTGGCGATGACAGCCAGCGCCGGGATCACTGTGTCCAAATTCTTGGCCAGCGTTTGCATGGCCTCGCCCAGGGCAGCCGAAATCCCGTGCGCCTTATCCGCCTCGCCAAAATAGACGGTCATCGCGTTGGTCAACGTAACGAAGCCAGACGACAGGGTCAGCGTCGCCTTGGCCGCCCTCTTTTCCAAAATCTCCGATCCGGCCAGGATGGCGCGGAAGAACTCCTGAGAGGAGACCTTGCTGTCCTTCACTTCCCGCGTGAGCTTGGAGACGCTTCCGCCCCAACGCGTCGAGCCAGCAGCGGCCGCTTCCAAAAGCGGATACAGGCCGTCGAGCAGGCTGTTGTACTCCTCCGCCTGGATCACCCCGCCACGGAGCGCCTGACCGAGCTGGAGCAATGCGCCTTGCGCCTGGGCCGCCGACACGCCGGTGATCTTGAGGGACGCCGATACGGCTTCGGTGATACCGAACACGTCCTGTTGCGACGCGCCTAGCTCTTTCGATGCCTGGGAGAGCGTCGAAAAGAGCGCCGAGAGGCCTTCGATCTCAACGCCGTATTTTTGCGCAGATGCGAATAACCGATCCTGAACCGCTTTGAGCCGATCGCCTTCGAGGCCAGCGACGCGCAGATTGTTTTGAAGGCGGGTGAACATGTCCAGCATCGCCACCAGCTCGCGACCGCTGAAGTAGGTGGCGACCGATGCTGCGATGCTCTTTAGAAAGCCCGCGATCTTTTCGCCCGAGGCCTCCATCTGGCGCTCAAGCCCCTTAACCGCGCGCTCCTGTTTGCGCATGCTGGTCTCAACGAAGGCGCTGACGTCGCGCAATTCGGATCGGTACTTCGCAACATCGGCACGCAATTCGACGATGATGGGATCGATATCCATCGCAATTGACTATGGACCGGAGAGGTAGGAGGTTACCGCCATCATTCGGGAGGGGCGCGTGAAATTTCTCGGCATTAGCGGGATGCTGCTCGGCGCGATGTTGATCGCGGTCTCGTTCCTGCTGGGCAACACCGTGTCATCTCCGATGGACGCGGAGAAGATATTCAATCTCAGCCGTGGCCAAACACAGATCATGGTTCTCACTACCGGTGCAGGCATCATGATCGCCGGCGCCGTGCTCGCAGTAGGCGGTACCATTCGAGAGCTCTTGCTGCGCTACATCGCGGCAAAGGGGGTAGAGATTCCGCCTGAGGAGAATGACGCAATTTGGATTGTCCCGGTTGCGGTTGTGCTGCTTATCTCGGTAGTCGCGGGCTACGGCTATTTCGCCCAATGGGCGAGCTGACAACGGCCGGTGCGTTGAAATGGAGTTCGGAATGCGATTGATGATTGCCGGCGCGCTGCTTCTCAGCGGCTGCACCACTATGACCGAACTGCGCAGCCTGGAGCCTCGCGCAACCTATTCGAGCACGCGATCCTTGCCCGCCTTGGAGCAGTGCATCGCCGAAGGGTTAAGCTGGGCCGCGCGTCCAACGATCGTACGCGGCGAGAAAGACACCAGCATCACCTTTGGCGCCAGCGTTGTCGCAGTCATGGTGACCCTCCGCCCGACCGAAGCAGGCACTGAGGTCAAGGTGATGCAGGCGGGGATGGGTTACGGGAAGCGCGTTCGGAGATCAGTGGAGCGGTGTCTCCGCTAATTTCAGCCCGCATGCGCCTCCATGAAGCGCCGCAGCCTGGGGAGGTCGCTCACCTTCTCCGTTCCGCCCTGCCCTTCATTGTAGGCTTCCAGCGCCTCGAAATAGCCGCTCAGGGACAGGCGCTCCCAATCGAGCCCCATCGTCCCGGCGTTCGCGATCACTTGGCCTTTACGGAGCGCTTCGGGCGTGGCTTCGCTGGAGCTTCGCCCTTTTTTTTTAGCTGAATGCCGCGAATTGCCGCGTGCAGGATGGCCCAGGCCACGTACAGGCTCTCTTCCAGCGGGCGAGCCGGATAGGCGTATTCACGCACCAGCCTGCCCGCCAAGATAGGACCGACCTCGACCTCTTCCCCGTTCACGACGCCAAGATTTCCGCCGATCAGACCCAAGCGGATCGTTTCGATAACATCTGACGCGAATGCCGAGACGTTGCTCAAGAACTTCGGCCCCTCGTCGTCTTCCGCGACGCCAGAGGCCATCGCTTCGTACATCGCAAAGACCGATCGCGGATAGGCGCCGGGATAGGGATTATTCGACGGCCCGCGCTCAAGGGCGACGATCTGCGGCATCGGCAGCCAGAAACGATAGCGACCGTCAGCGAAATCCAGCTCTATCGCCGTATCCATTACGAGGCGGCGGTCCAGACCAAATCGTCTTGGCCCTCGATCGTGATTTCAAGGCCGCTGTCGCCCTCGACCTGGATCGACCGATTACGCGTGGTGAGCATGCCCGACCCGGCCCAGGTGCCCAGCAGGTCGCCGGCGTCGGTGCCGTCGTCCTTGTAGCATTCGATCTTGTAGTTCTGGATGACGCCCTTGACGTCGCCCAGCACGTCTTCCTGGTCGACGTTGACCACGCCGCTGCCCGTCACCTGCCAGGACGATCCAGTGGCTGTGAGCTTGCGAAGACCTGGCCGGTTGGGCTTCGCGCAGTCGCGACGATAGCGTTCGTTGGTCTGCACGCTTTCGTTGACGTTGGCGTTCTCAAGGCCGCACAGGGTGGTGAACACCGCCGGCGGGCCGGGGGCGGTCTGGACCTTGATCAGCGCGAAATCGGGTTCATTGGGAAGGCTCACTGCGCGTCTCCGGCCGCGTTAACAGAATGGCCCGGAGATTAAGGAGCGCTATTGGCTGTCGTTACCGCCGTTGGGCACGATCCGCATGGTCGATCGCCGCTGTTCCGCCACCCATTCCGATTGCGGGGTCGCGGCCGCTTCGACTGGCAGGATGCGAAGCTGATATGCCGCCTCGCCATCCCCATCCCCTTCCAGCGCGTCAGCGGCTTCGAACAGATCGGATTCGTCGATCTTGCCCGATTTCAGGAGCTGGACGAGCACTGCGCGAAGCATGCGCTCCGCCAGTGTTTCAGGCTCATCATCGCTAGGAATGGTGATTTCCACCCGAGAGGTTTACTCGGCGAAGGCCCTCGCAGCAACGCTGATGATGCCGTGCCAGGCATCACGCTCCGCACCATCGGGCATGGACTGCGTTTGCGTCGACCAAAGCCGCACAGTCCCACCGGGAATGGCCACGCGGTTCCGATGCACCACGCGCTGAGCCTCGGTGATCGCGCGCGAGACGAAATCCTCTGCCGTCTCGGTCAGGGCCCCACCGCCATTGAGCACGGTCCGCCCGAACACGTGCAAGCGGAAGGAGACGGTGGCGCCCCAGGTCAGCGGGGTTGAGGTCGGAGCATCCCAGCGGATGAAGGGCCAGGCCGGATTGTCGCTGATCGTGGCTGGATGGATATTCGCCGCGGGGACCAGCGCCGTGAGCGCCGCATCAGCCTTCAGCACCGCCAGCGTTGCCCTTCGGACTGGTCTGATCAGATCCACCGGCGGCTTCCTTCTTCAGCGCCTTCGCGGCCTTTGCGGCGGCGGCGACTTCGTTGGTGACTTCGCCGGTCCAGCCGGCCTCGTAATAGGTGGTCTCCAGCCCCTTCGTGACCGGGAACGATTTGGCGAATGTGACGGTCTGCATGGTCAGGATCCTTTCGATTTACGGATGGCGGCGGCGACGTGATCCCGGACAAGCTGCACAGCTTCCTTGCGCTTCGCCTTGGCGGCCGGCCCCATGAACGGGCGCGCAGCCGTTTTGGAATCTCCGAACTCGACTTTGACGGGGCCGTGCTTCGCCCTTTGAGGACCATATGGCGTCGTATCGCCCCGGAAACTGCGAGAGGTCGTCCCAGCCGTACGTTTTGATCCAAATTCCAAGGCAGCCGAGTATGGGGCGTTCGACGAGACCTCCACACTCAATTTGCTGGACTGCACAACCTCGATATTGTCGGCAAGCAGGTGCGTGTCGGCATTAGGGGGCTCACCAGGCTTCGACGGTTCATGGTTCTTGCCAGAGACCGCGCCAGCCGTGATGCTGAGCTGTGCCTCCTGTTGGATGAGCTGCCCGGCCGCGAACAGCGCCTTGCCGATCTCACGCTCCATGCCCGTGCCAATGATGCGCTTGAGCCGGCGCGAATGCTCCA